AGCGTGGCTTAATGGACATTTGAACGATATGGTTAGACAGGTGATAGAGAAAGAAAGGATTACAATACATTCAACATTAATTAAATCAAAGACAAAAAAACTATGAGCAGAACAGAGTACCTGATTTCGCAGGAACACGAAACAGACCTAACATTAGAGTTAGCAGATAGACTGCTAAAGGATAACTTTAACGCAAGCAATACGGTGGTAGTAACCGTGTCGACAGACTACTCGTCTAATGTTGGACAGCTGTTGCGCCATGCACTAACGAAGGATGGTGAGATTTGTGACGGCTTTGGTATAGACGTACCATACCCAGACGAGAAGTGGGACGATAAATACACATACGAGTTAGCGTCATTGTTGAGCCTGTATAGATACAAGATGCATGGAAAGAAGATACTCTTAGTTGAGGCTGGAGTTATTAGGGGTTCAAACTATAGGTTTGTGGTAGACTGTATTAAAAAGTTAGACCAACAGAGCAAGGTATACACACTGGCGTTGTTTGAGAACGAAGGTTCAGCGTTCAAGTCTGACTTCGTTGGGGATTTCTATGACAACGAAGTAGAAGACCTAACATTTTGGTGGGAGAAAGAAAACAATCATTGGGTAAATGGATAAGATGATAGAAATAATATTAATAGCATCATTTTTTATTATAATAGTAGCATTTTTATATCTAATTTATTTAGGAAATAAAAACAATCCAATGTCAATATCAGCAACAGAAGATATTATGAAAATAAATAATATGAAACAAACAGCAGTAGAATGGTTGGAAGAACAATTTGAAGAATCATATAGTTATATTAATGAAATATTTAAAGAAACTATTGAACAAGCCAAAGCAATGCACAGGGAGGAGATAATTAATAGTTTTTTTGAAGGTGCTTATGGTGGTGATAATATAAGTGGCGAACAATACTACAACGAAACATTTAATAAAATACAAACAATATGATAAAAAAAGGAACAAAGTTAATTAAAAAAGGATTCCCAGTACAGGACTTTACTGAGGGTAGTAGCTATGAGGTGAAGAGTGTAAACGATGACGGGGTTATCATAGTCTGTGACTTGGGGTATGGTGTATCGTTCAAGCCTTACCTTTGGCAATACTTTTACCAACCAACAAGTGAGGAGTTAAAGTATTCAAGCAAGAAGAAAGAACTGTTAGACTTCTTGGTATGGCAAAATAAAAATGGATACATTGCAGACCTTGACTACGAACAGATAGCAGACTCGTACACATCGAACAGGAAGCCAACGGCAGCGATAGATGTACTAACACACTACCAGCAATGGCGACTAGACGTCCATGATGACATTAAGTACACATCGAAAGAGATAACGAATGCCATTGACAGCATACTAGAATACATATATAAACTAAATTAAATTAAACAAAATGATAAACAGAGAAAAACTATCAGTAAGACTGAAACTAGAAATCGAAAACGGTAAGATGCTTCACCGTGCAGGGCTAAAGAAAGCACTAGAGCTAGTCGAAGGACTAGACGAAGACGAAGTAGTTGAACCAGAGACACTAGCGATGGAGGTATACAACAACCTAATGGAAAGCGAAGACTGCGACTTAGATGTAAGACACGATACATTCTCAGACGAAAGCGGAAGCTGGGTAGCTCTAGAGTCAGACGACTCGCCATACATCGTATCACTAGACTTCTCTGGCGATGGAACAAGGCTAGAAAACGTACAGGTATTCAAGAAGACACAAACAATAGTAGAAAACGAAAGTAAAGTATTTTAATATGGCAATAGTAAAACAAGTCCACTTTGGACAGGAAGCAAAAGACTCCCTATTAAAAGGGATAAACACAATAGCAGACGCAGTAAAGAGCACACTCGGAGCAAGGGGTAACACCGTGTTGATTGAATCAGAGTTTCATGTAGGTGGATTAACAATAACAAAGGATGGTGTAACCGTGGCAAACAGTATCAACCTAATGAACCCAACAGAGAATCTAGCCGTTGTAATGATGAAACAAGCCGCTGACAAGACCGCAGTAACAGCTGGAGATGGAACAACGACAAGCATCGTATTGACACAGGGGATAGTATTAGAGTCTGAGGCTAAACTAAAGCCACACATGAACAAGACAGAGGTAATGAGACACATCCGTAAGGCGGCCAAAGAAGTTGAGAAAAAACTAGACGAAACATCTGTAAAGGTTAGTGGGGATACGTTAAAATACGTTGCCGCCATTAGTGCGAATAACGATGAAGAAATAGGGGGTATTATATCAGCTGCATACGAAAGCGTTGGTGATGGCGGAGTTGTTACAGTAGAGAACAGCACTGGTGCCAAGACGTATAGCACAACGATAAAGGGAATGAAGGTAGACAGGGGATGGGCAAGTAAGTACTTCATCAACAGTCAAAAGACACAGGAGTGTATCCTTGAAAACCCTTACATCTTGGTTGCAGACCTAGAAATAAACCTAGTGGCCTCAATCGAACACCTATTAATGCATGCCATGAGCGAGAACAGACCAATACTAATCATCGGTGAGGTAAGCGAGCAGGTTCTTAATGCGTTGAACACAAACGTGCAGAGAGGGATAATTAAAATCTGTTCAATCATACCTCCTAACTTTGGTTACAAGAAAGGAGAGGAAATGGCAGACATCGCAGCATACGTTGGAGGTAAATATATCAGCGAAGGAACTGGGGATAACTTGGAGTTAGTTAAGACAACAGACTTAGGTAAGGCTAAGAGAGTCATCGTTGGATTGAAGCATACGATTATCATGACAGACGATGAAGCCAATGAGAAGTCGTTACCAGAAAGAATAGAGGGATTAGAAATTGAGATGGCAGAGAAGGATAACATAGACGAGAAGAACTACATCGCATCAAGGATTGCAAACCTAAAGGGTGGAGTTGCAGTGATTACGGTTGGTGCAAACTCAGACATCGAGCTAAAGGAGAAGAGAGATAGAGTTGACGATGCTGTATGTGCAACAAAGGCAGCGATAGAAGACGGTATCCTGTCTGGTGGTGGAATAGCGTTGTATGACATCAGTAAAGAGATGACCTACGGAGACGATGAAGACGGTAGGGTTGCTTGGGCGATACTAAGTGAGGCTATGCAGTATCCATTCAGACAAATCTTAATAAACGCAGGGAAGGATGTAAAGAAGGCCGAGGAAGAAATGGTTCTTAGAGACTTAGGGTTTGGATACGATGTGAAAGAAGAGAGGTTTGGGAACATGATGGAGTTCGGGATTATCGACCCAACTAAGGTAACAAAGAGCGCACTAGAGAATGCTGTTAGTGTTGCAACGACTATATTGTCAACAAACTGCATTGTAACAAACGTAAGGGCAATAAATGAGTAAGTTTTTTTTTAAGTTCATAGGCATAAAGCCTGACGGTAACGGGTTCTATAAGTACAACCCGTTACTTTGGACAATTGTTGTACTAGCAAGTATAGCAAACGGTATTGGCGAGTGTATAGAGTATTTTATAAACAGTAAAAATGAAATTTTAAGTAAATGAAAGCATTAGGTAAGTACATAGTAATTAAAAAAATAGTAGAGGAAAAGACGAGTAAGTCTGGGTTGGTTTTAACGGCATCAGACTTGGCCGACTTGAGGTACTCTAAGGGTAAGGTTCAACTTGTTGGAACGGAAATAAAGCACATCAACGAAGGAGATATTGTTTACTACGACAAGGTAGCCGCATTTGACATCAGACTAGATGGTGTAATGCAATCAGTTATAAAGGAGAACGATGTCGTTGTTTGTACTCCTGATTAATTAAAGCAAAGTTATGCCTGTAGCCCTTAGCTCTTAGGGGTGTAAAGTTTGGCAACACACTATTCCTTTGGTAGAAATCATTTATAGGATTTTCACCAAGAAGCATTTTATAGAAATCGGTAACGATTTCTTTTGCTTTTGGGGATAGTCCATATATTTTAGTCCTCTTAGAGTCGGTGTCCTTAAAGACATAAAGAAGCCCATTTTTAAGGAGCCATTTTAGTCTACCAAACCTATATGGAAGGATTTTCTGTGCTTGATTGAAGGTATCCTCGGTAAAATAAGACTCGTGGAACAGGAAACAGATTAGACCCAAGTCGTCTTCGTTTAAGTCGTGTTTTGCCTTTATAGTAGATTTAATTAAAATTATGTACTTTAAGAAATTGTGTTTTTCTTTATCGTATCTCATATTTGACAAAGATATCATATATTTGCATAATGTCACTAGGTAGAACAGCAAAATTTTATAGGGATAATCCAGATGCCAGAAAACGACATAGGGAATATCAGGCAGAATACCAAAAGTCACCATTTCAAGTAGCGAAGAGAGTTGAGTTGAATAAGTTTAATAGAGACAATGGAACGTATGGTAACGGTGATGGTAAGGATGCAGCTCATAAAAACTCTAAAATAGTCGGGTTTAAGAGTGCATCTGCAAATAGAGGAGATAAAAACGACAGCGCTGGAGATAGAAGAGCTAGGGGTGGTAAAAAATAACTTAAAAAATAAAAACATAAAATGGCAGTATATAAACAACAATTAACAAACGGATACTCAAGAGCAGTAGCAGTAACACCTTCAGATACTCTTTTTATAACAAATCCAGCACAAGGAAATGATAAGCAATCGCTGGCTTCATTAACAGGGACACTAACTAGTGGCTCTTTAACAAGTGTTACAATTGGAACCGCTGGCAAGGGATATATTGTACCCCCACAGATTATTGTAGGCACCGAATGGGCAGCAAGCACTGCAATTACAGCTGGAGCTCAAATATTTTACGGTGCTAATTTATATACAGTTATTGCAAGTGGAACTACATCAACGACTCCTCCAACTGATACATCAGGGCTTACAATAACTGATGGAACTGCACAATACAGATGGGTAGGTATAGCAGCTAAAGTAAGTGCTGTAATAAATGGAAACAATACAATTGGCGGTGCATTAACACTTGTTATAGATAACAAAGGAAGCGGATATAGTGCAGCTCCAGCACTTACAGTTGTTGGTGGAACATTTGCTCCAAATCTACCTGTTGAGGGTGCATTTATTCAGTGTTACGCAGTATCTACATATACAGTTAATGTATTAACAGTTGGTGGTGATTCGGTAAAATTTACACTTACTGCTGGAAACCAAACATTGCCAGTATTGGTAACAAAAGTATTTGCAACAAACACAACAGCAACAGACATAATCGCAATGTGGTAATATGGATATAAAACTTTCAAACTGGAACAAAGAGTCACACGCTACACTGGTAATGCTAGGTGGTATTGTTGCGTCTTTAACGGCATTTATGCCTCAATTCTTAAGTGTACTACACGAAGCCCCGTTTACGATAAGTAACGAGGTTGATAATTGGATTTTTTGGATTTTCAAAATGGCTACTGTAGTTCTTGCTGGGTTAAGTATTTTTTATAAATCACCAGAAGAAGCAAAATGATTGATGTAGTTATTGAGAAGATTAAGAACATTACACTTCCAATAGGTGTTATGTGGGGATTAATAGGAGCAAACATATATATATTTGGTTCTAAGAATGCGTTCACAATAGGACAAAAGTTCATAATAATATTTAACGGTGTTGCTACAAGTTATCTAACTGGTATGCTATGCGAACATTATCATGTATCTACAGCGATAACAGCAGTTGTTGGGTACGCTAGTGGGATGTTTGGTTATTCAATTGTGGTTCAAGCAATAGAGAACCAAGCCAGCTGGATGCACTATTTTACATTGAAAGCTTGTGACTTAATTGATGCATTTATTACTAGACTTAAAAAAATAATATCAAAATAACATTTTATTACAAATCAATGTATTATATTTGTTGACATGAACTTAGAAAGAATACATGACAGCGTCATTGAAGCAATCGGTGACAAGTATGATGACAAGGATTTATTTGCAAAACACTTCAATATTGCAATACGAAGAGTAAAGCCAAATGAAAATGAAGACTCTATTCTGTATTCAGTTTTATACAGCATGCAGAATATGTTAAAAGACTATTCAAACAGCAAAGCAAAGACAAAGGCTGGTAAGTTTGGAAGACTAATGGCAAAGATAGAGGTTGCAGTATTCCCGTTCTTAAAGAATATTAAAATTAAAATTAAATAATATGGAGCAGCAATTAAAATTCAATAGCGTTTTAGATATAGCAGTTTCGCAACTTGGAGTATCAGAGGTACCAAAAGGAAGCAACTGGGGTGAAGCGGTAAAAAAATACCTAGCTTCAGTAGGGATTACATTCCCAGCGAGCTGGTGCATGTCATTCGTATACTGGTGCGTTAACGAATACTGTAAGCAAAATAAAATTAAAAATCCATTAGTGAAAACAGGTGGAGTATTAGCACAGTGGAATAAAATCCCAGCAGCAATGAAGGTAAGTACTCCTAAAGCTGGTGATATATTTATCATGGACTTTGGCTCAGGTCATGGTCACACAGGATTTGTTTCATCAGTAAAAGGAAGTAGAATAAATACTATCGAAGGAAACTCTAATGACGAAGGAAGCCGTGAAGGCTTTGAAGTTTGCAGAAAGCCTAACGGTAGACTTATAAGTTCTTGCAAAGGATTTATAAGACTTGCATTTTAATAAAAAAAATTAAATAATATGGGTAAATGGGCATCGTTTAATAGCGATATAATTTCATTGCTTCAAGGAAACGAAGCCATGAGCAATCATCTGTGCGCACAGACAATTTTAAAGACTGATAAGTCAAAGGATGAAAGCATAGATGTCAATAGTCTTACCCAGCACATCAGAAGACACAGGGCTGAATTGCTAGATAAAAATGAGGGAATTTATAATGCGACAGAAGAACTTGATGTTCCGAATAGTAAGGTAAAGCATCTGTGGGTTAAAACTAAGAATACATCTTTATTTGTAAAGAACCCAGATTATAAGGATAGCGAAGAAAACGATTACGAGTTATTAAGAGCAAAGTTACTAGAAGAGATAAAAGGATATGCTCCTAGTATTGAGAAAATAGAAAGAGTACAAAGCACAGACGAGCACTTATTGGTACTAGACCCAAGCGATTTACATATAGGGAAGTTATGTTCATCTTTTGAGACAGGAGAAGATTATAATTCTCAAATTGCTGTTAAAAGAGTAATGGAAGGTGTTAAAGGATTACTAAATAAAGCGTGTTCATGGAACGTGAACAAGATAATTTTTATAGGTGGAAACGATATACTACACGTTGACAATCCTAAGAATACAACAACATCAGGCACTCAACAAGACTGCGATGGGATGTGGTATGATAACTTTGTAATTGCAAAGAAGTTATATATTGATATAATATCTATGCTATTAGGTGTTGCAGATGTGCACTTTACTTACAATCCTTCTAACCATGATTTTTCAAATGGGTTCTTCCTGTGCCAAGCGATAGAAGCTTACTTCTCTAAGTGCGAGAATGTTACATTTAGCGTGGATATGAGCCATCGAAAGTATAGCGTGTATGGCTCAAACTTGATAGGAACTACGCATGGTGATGGAGCCAAGACAGCAGACCTTCCTTTATTGATGGCGCATGAAAGTCCTGAGTGGAGTACCTGTAAGCATAGATACATTTATACTCACCATATCCATCACAAGATGAGCAAAGACTTTATGAGCGTTTGTGTAGAGAGCTTGAGAAGTCCTAGCGGAACCGATGGGTGGCACCATCGAAACGGTTACGCCCATGCACCTAAAGCAATAGAGGCATTTATTCATCATAAAGACCACGGACAAGTAGCACGATTAAACCATATATTCTAACATGACAAAGATAACATTTACAACAGATTGCAAAGATGAAGCAAAGGTACTTTTACACGCAGTAGAAAAATCAATAGCTATTGCAGACCTAAGAAATAATTTAAGATATAAATTAAAAGATATAGACTTTGGAGATTACCAAAGCTTTATGGAGGAATTATATAAAATAATTTGCGAGATAGATAGTATAGGAGAATGATAGTTAGATGTAATAATAAAAAATGCAAAAAGAAGAATGTTTGCATGAGGTTTATAGAAGAAAAGAATAGTAAATCTATTGTTATGGAGATAGAGCCAGAAATTAATGATTCTGAAAATTTCAGGTGTGATAGCATTATTACATTTAAAAAAGACTTCAGAAAATACAGAACTATATTACAATTAAGATAATAGTCATATATTTGTAGCATGATAGAAATACAAGATTATCCGATATACACGCCAATACCAAGTGGATGTAAGATTTTAGGTACAGACGAAACTGGAGCTACTAAGAATTTTTCTATACAGGATGTCATGAAGACTTTAAAGTCTAGCGACTATCCAAACGCTACATCTGTAAGCTCAAACGATAGGCTTATAGGTGCTAATAGTGTTGGTGAGACTCAAAGTTATTTATTTTCTGATATTGCATCGAGTGTCAAAACTAAAGGTGTAAGAGTCTTAAGCGCATCTAATACTATTTCATCGGTAGATGCAAATAATATAATATATTTTACCATATCAGCAAATTCAACACTAACTATACCATTAAACGCTGTATCTGTAGGTACTGAAGTAACATTAATCAGACCAGCTAGCTCATTTACACTAACGGTAACACCTGCCTCTGGGGTATTTTTAAACTCAGGGACTACTGGTATATCTATAGGGTTATCTCAATCGTATGTAATATTAACTCAAGTAGCTGCAAATACATGGATGCTATCTCAATTATTATAATAAATAAATAAACAAATTAAATAAAATATCATGAACGAAAAACTTACAGAAGAAGAATTGGCTCAATTAGTAGAAGCTAGAGAGTCACTATATGTTTCACAAATGAAGTTAGGCGATGCACAATATAAAGTACATTTGGCTACTATGGAGTTTCAGAAGTATGCAACAGACATAGAGTCTATTCAAAAAACATTATACGAAAAGTACGGTGACTTTGAATTAAATTTAAACACAGGGGATATTATTAGAGATGGAAATTAGGAAAATATCTGTAGGTTTAGATTGTAAAGATGGTGCCATGCATTACATCCACGGGCAGTCTATATTAAATGGAACCCATAAAATACATTTGATAAAAATGGATGAGTACGGGTGTATTGTAATTTGGATTGAAAATGACCATAAAGAGGTAATGCAATGGAAGTCATTCAACATAAACATGCCAATATCAATTGAGTATAATATAAACTTTTAAAATATGCGTTCACCATACTGCTTCATGTGCAGGCCTGTTGGTGGAGTTAGATATGATTCGGTAAATAAAAGTGGCCTTGTTTTAAGCGCCTCTTTAGAAGACCATACTACCACTAATAGACAGGCGGAGATAATCTCACTGCCACTAAACTATTCTGGAGAGATACAAGTCGGAGACATCCTTCTTGTGCACCATAATACCTTTAGAAAATATTTTGATATGAAGGGAAGAGAAAAAAGCTCTCCTTCATTTTTTAAAGACGACTTGTTTTTAATATTCCCAGACCAATACTTTATGTATAGTAGGGATGGAGTTTGGTATGCACCAAGCCCTTACTGCTTTATGTCATTGTGCGATGAGCCATTGACGGCTATAGTTGAGTATCCAAACATAGACATGATAAATGCAGGAATACTTAAAGGTGATAAGGTGGTATATCAACCAGACTCTGACTACGAGTTCAGGATAGACGATAAGAAATTGTACAGAATGTTTAATCGAAATATATGCATACAACTGACCTAAGGGAAGAGATTATAAAGGCTGGCAGGATAGCTGTAAAGGAGTTAATAAAGGTGGCCAAGGAGGCTATTATAACCAATGACGAAGATAATCTATCAGCTGATAAGCTAAAGAGCGCTGCACAGGCTAAAAGAATAGCAATAGAGGATGCGTTTGCCATACTAGATAAGATAGATGCGCAAGAAAGTGCTATTGGATTAAGTAATAATACTGCCGATATCAGAATAGTTGATACTAAGGGATTTGCAGAAAAGAGGTCATCTAAATAATGTATAAAATAGAAAAAGATATAGTTCCATCAAGCGTAAAAGCTTCCAGAAATTCTAGGGGGATGTGGACTTATGGATACAATAAAGAGTTTGATATAATTGTAATATCCAAGGATGGCACAATTGGCGATATCTATAACATAAACGATTTATTAATAGCCCTTCCAAAAGAAAAGAAGTGTGAAGCTAATGAAGAAGGTACATGGGTTCCTCATGAGATACCAAAAGAATTATCATCCATAAAATCTCAGGCAGAATGGAATGTTAGAACCAACGAGTTTAAATCAAAATACATAGACTATATAGAAGGAGAGTTTGATAAGAGGGCTAATGGGCACTGGTTTTTAAATAAAGGAATACCTACTTACTTAACAGGTAGTCACTACATGTACTTGCAGTGGACTAAGATAGACGTTGGGTTGCCAGAGTTTAGAGAAAGCAATAGGATATTTTATATCTTCTGGGAGGCATGTAAAGCGGACAATAGATGCTATGGGATATGCTACCTAAAGAATAGAAGAAGTGGGTTTTCATTTATGTCAGGTAGCGAATGTAGTAACATTGGAACAATCACCAGAGATGCGAGGCTAGGCATATTAAGTAAAACAGGTGCCGATGCGAAGAAGTTGTTTACGGAGAAAGTCGTACCAATGGGGCTTAATTATCCATTCTTCTTTAGGCCAATTCAGGATGGTATGGACAGGCCAAAAATGGAGATATCATATAGGGTTCCAGCTAGTAGATTGACTAGGAAAACAATGTTTAGTACAGATGAAGAAGAGTTAGATGGGTTAAATACAGTAATCGACTGGCAGTCTACTACAGACAATAGTTACGATGGTGCCAAGCTTAAGTTCTTGCTTCAAGATGAGTCGGGTAAATGGGTCAAGCCTGAAAATATATTAAATAACTGGAAGGTAACAAAGACATGTTTAAGGTTAGGTAAAAACATTGTTGGTAAGTGCATGATGGGAAGTACAAGTAATGCGCTATCGAAGGGTGGAGCTGAGTTTAAGGAGTTGTTTGAAAAGTCAAACCCAAGGGTAAGGAACAACAACGGACAGACTACAAGTGGACTGTATGCATTGTTCATCCCAATGGAGTGGAACTTTGAGGGATATATCGACAAGTGGGGGTTCCCGATACTAGAGGTAGAGAAAGGGAAGACTGTTGAAACATCAGACGGGGAGTCTGTTTCTATAGGAGTAATAGAACATTGGAATAATGAAGTTGAGTCACTAAAGAATGACTCAGACGCATTGAACGAACACTATAGGCAGTTCCCAAGAACAGAGAGCCATGCTTTTAGAGATGAGAGTATAAGTAGTCTATTTAACCTTACAAAAATATATCAGCAGATAGATTATAACGAGGGTATGATAGAGGGCAGGACTTTAACTAGAGGATACTTCAGCTGGTATAATGGCGAGAAAGATACAAAAGTTATTTGGACTCCTGATAATAAAGGAAGATTCTTAGTGTCATGGATTCCTCCAGCACATCTGCAAAACAATGTAGCTGTAAGAAATAATTTAAGGTACCCACTGAATGAGCATCTAGGTATTTTTGGATGCGATAGTTACGACATATCTGGAGTAGTTGGTGGTGGTGGTTCAAACGGAGCGTTACACGGTCTGACTAAGTTTCACATGGAACAAGTTCCTACGAACCATTTCTTCCTTGAATACATATCTAGGCCACAGACAGCTGAGATATTTTATGAAGATGTAATAATGGCAATTCACTTCTATGGAATGCAAATTTTGGCAGAGAACAACAAGCCTAGGTTACTATACCACTTGAAGAATAGGGGATATAGGCCATTTAGCATGAACAGGCCAGATAAGCCACTAGCAAAACTGTCAGTAACAGAGAGAGAGCTAGGTGGAATACCGAACACGAGTGAAGACGTAAAGCAGGCACACGCAGATGCCATACAGACATACATAGAAAAATATGTCGGATATGACTTAGATGGGGTATATAGGGACTCAGAAGAAATTGGTGATATGTTTTTTAATAAAACACTACAATCTTGGGCTAAATTTGATATAAACAATAGGACTAAGTTTGATGCTGCAATAAGTAGCGGACTTGCAATAATGGCTGGACAGCGCCATTTGTACGTTCCAAAGACTGAGAATACAAAAATAAGTATTAAATTTGCGAAGTATGACAATTCTGGTAGAACTAGTCAGCTATTAAATAATGAGAGATAAAAAAAATATATCAATTCCGAAACAACCATTCCCTAGTGCAAACGTAAAAGATTCAATAAAGGCTACTGAAGAGTATGGATTAAAGATAGGTAAAGCAATACAGCACGAATGGTTTCAGGAGGGCGGAGGTACTTGTAAGTTTTTTACTAGATGGACAGACTTCCATAACACTAGGCTATATGCTAGAGGTGAGCAGCCTATTCAGAAGTATAAGAAAGGGTTTGGAGAAGACTTGTCGCATATAAACATGGACTGGACTCCAGTTCCAATTATCCCAAAGTTTGTTGACATCGTTGTAAACGGTATGTCAGATAGAACCTTTAGTACAAAGGCTAGAGCTGTTGATGCTATGTCTGCTGAAGGAAGGAATAAGTACCAACAAATGGTTAAGTCTCAAATGGTAGCAAAGCCTTTCTTGCAGTTAATGAAAGATAAGTTTGGGGTTGATAATTTTAAGGTTCCTCCAGACGAATTGCCAGAAACGAATGACGAGCTTGCTTTGTTCATGCAAATGAAGTATAAGCCGAGGATAGAAATAGCTGAGGAGACAGCTATTGATACAATATTTGAATTAAACAACTATGAAAATCTAAGAGATAAGTTTCACTACGACTTAACAACTCTTGGTATTGGGATAGGTAAGCATACATTTAATATTAATGACGGTATTAGAATTGAGTATGTTGACCCAGCAACAGTTGTTCATTCATACACAGAGTCTCCTACATTCTCTGATTGTTTTTATTGGGGAGAAGTTAAGACAGTGCATGTAAGTGAGCTATTGAAACTAGACCCAGATATGGATGAAGAAGAGTTAGAGGAAGCGGTAAGAGGTGGGCAGGAATTTGGTGATTACTATATAGGTATGGCAAAATACAGAGAAAGTGTTTTCCAAAAAGATACTGTAACATTACTATACTTTAATTATAAAACAACTAACAGCGTTGTCCATAAGAAAAAGAAGTTAAATAATGGAGGAGAGAAGGTAGTTAAGAAAGACGATAGTTTTAATCCAGAGCCAAATGAGAATTTTGAAAAGCTAGACAAGAAGATTGAGGTATGGTATGAAGGCGTAATGACGCTAGGGTCAAATATGCTTATCAAATGGGAGCTTTGCAAGAATATGGTAAGACCAGATGCCGCAATACAGAAGACATATTCAAACTATGTAGCATGTGCCCCAAGGATTTATAAGGGAGAGATTGAGTCTTTAACTAAGCGAATGATTCCTTTTGCAGACTTAATACAGATGACGCATTTAAAGTTGCAGCAGGTATTAAGCAGAATTGTTCCAGATGGTGTGTTTATAGATGCAGACGGTATTAATGAAGTTGACTTAGGTAATGGGGGCTCATATACTCCAGAGGATGCATTAAACATGTACTTCACAACGGGTAGTGTTATTGGTCGTTCATATACTCAGGATGGTGAATTGAATCATGGTAAGATACCTATCCAAGAGTTAAATAGTAACAATGGACAGGGTAAAATAAATAGCTTAACTAGCACTTATAATCATTACTTAGGTATGATTAGAGATGTGACAGGGTTAAATGAAGCAAGAGATGCAAGTACCCCTGACCCAAATAGTTTGGTGGGGCTTCAAAAGTTAGCTGCTGCAAATAGCAATACAGCGACTAGGCACATTCTAAATGCCAGCGTATATATTACAAAGATGTTAAGCGAGGCTATATCATATAGGATTGCTGATGTGTTAGAATACTCTGATAATAGAGAAGAGTTTGCAATGCAAATTGGTAAGTATAATTATGATATGCTAGATGAGATAAAATCATTGCCATTGCATAGCTTCGGAATCTTCTTAGAGGTATCACCAGACTCAGAGCAAGAAAATCAATTAGAGAACAATATTGGCATTGCATTGAAAGTAGGTCAGATTAATCTTGAGGATGCTATCGACATCCGAAACATGAAAAATATAAAGCTTGCTAACGAATTATTGAAGCAAAGAAGAAAGTCAAGAGATAAGCAGCGAATGGATGAGCAGAAGCAGGCTATGGAACAGCAAACTCAAGGTAACATACAATCAGCACAGGCATCTAGTCAAGCAAAGGCGCAGTCTTTACAGATTGAGGCACAGGTTAAAATGCAAGTAATTCAAGCTCAATCTCAGGCAGACATGGCTAAGATGGAAAGAGAGGCTCAATTAAAACTTGAGTTGATGAACCAAGAGTTTGAAATGCAGATGAGATTGAAGCAAGCAGAGATAGAGTTAGTTAATGGCAGAGACATGAAGAAGGAAGAAGCTAAAGACAATAGAACAAAGATACAAGCAACACAGCAATCGAAATTAATTGAGCAAAGACAAAACAAAGCATCTGCTGTAGACTTTGAGTCAAACGAGGATTCTTTAGACGGATTTAGTCTAGGTGAGTTTGAACCGAGGTAGTTGTTTATGTATGATATTAGTCATATATTTGCTAAAATTTAATATAATATGGAATTTACTAACGTAAAACTAGTTGACGATGAAGAAAAATCATTATCAGAAAAAGAAGCTGATGTAATAGCTGCTGCAAAAGAAGAAGAAGTTGCCATAGAGGCAGAACCTGAAGTAGCAGAAGAAGCTGAGGCGGAAGCAGAGTCAGAACTCAGCGAAACAAGTGTTCTTTCATTTATTAAGAATAAGTTTAATAAAGAAGTAAATTCTTTAGAGGATTTATTTAACGAGAAAAAAGAAGCAGTAGACTTACCAGAAGATGTTTCGATGTACATGAAGTACAATAAAGAAACAGGGCGTGGGTTTGAAGACTTTATAAAAGCGAATAGGGATTTTACACAAGAAGAACCTACAACCTTACTTAAAGAATACTTGGCTATAATGAATCCAGAGCTTGATGAAGAAGACATGGAGTTCGAGATGGAGAAGTACGAGTATGACGAATTTGATGAAAAAAGAGAAATAGCTGCTAAAAAAGTAGCTTACAAAAAAGACCTTGCGGAAGCAATTGATTACTTTAATAAACAAAAGGAGCAGTACAAAATACCAGCAGCGTCTGTTGGGACTGGATTGCAAGAAGAGGAAAAAGAAGCGTATGAATTGTTTAAGCGGACACAATCGCAGGTGGCAACCTACGAGGAAGAGAATAATGCAAAAGTTGAATATTTTAAGCGGAAAACTGATGAGTTGCTTAATGAGAAATTTAAAGGTTTTGAATTTCAAATTGATGGCAAGAATTTAGTATACAAGCCTTCAGATATTGCTAAAATCAAAGAGCAACAATCTAACATTGGCACATTTATTAGTAGCCATGTTGGAGAAAACGGATTGCTTAAAAATGCAGAGGCTTACCACAAAGCGATGGTGATGGCTTCTAACCCAGACATGATGGCTAAATTTTTCTATGAGCAAGGGGCAGCAGATGCTACCACAAACTTTGCAAAAGATAGTAAAAATATAGACATGTCAGGAACTAGAAGTTCACCGCAATCAATTTCAAAGGGTGGCCTAAGTGTTAAAATGGTTGAAGATGACGACGATTATTCTCTGAAAATAAGCAGCAACAGAAAATAATTAACAATTAAAAACAAAAAACCAAAAAAATGGCAGGTACATTATCATTATCACCTACTTACGGATTAACGCCAACACCGCAGAAAATCCCAACAACAACAAACTATATTAAGGATTTCAATTTCCTTAATCAATACTTACCAGAGCAATATCAAAAAGAATTTGAGCGCTATGGTAACAGAAGCGTAGCATCATTCTTGAGAATGTTAAGCGCAGAGATTCCATTTGCATCAGACTTAATCAAATGGTCAGAGCAAGGTCGTTTACACACAAAATACACTGACGTATACACAACTTCAGTAGCAGGCGCAAAAACAGTTGCTGTACAATTTAGTGCGCAAACTGGTAAACCTGTTAATTTCAGAAAAGGTCAAACAGTTTTAATTTCTCAAAACGCAGGTTCAGCAACAAACAAAGGTGTTATTACAGATGTTGCTTCAACTGGTTTGACATTTGATGTAGCTTTTTATGAAGCAAACCAAAATATTATAGCAGGTACTTCATCTACAAACTTATGTACTGTATTTGTTTATGGCTCAGAGTTCCAAAAAGGTCAAGCAGGAATGGTTGGTAGCTTAGAGGCTCAATCTACATTCTTTGACAACAAGCCAATTATCATTAAAGAAAACTATGAAGTTAGTGGTTCTGATATGGCTCAAATCGGATGGGTAGAAGTATCTGACGAAACAGGTGGCGGAGGTTACTTGTGGTATTTAAAATCATCTCATGAAACTCGTACTCGTTTTGAAGATTACTTGGAAATGAGCATGGTTGAAGGTAAGCCAGCAGATACTAACTCTGGTGCATATAATGCATTAAGTCCAACTTTAACACCTGTTACTGGTGGTACTACCGCTCAAACTAGTGCAGGTACTAAGGGTTTATTCTATGAAGTAGAGAACAGAGGTAACGTGTGGAGCGGTGGTAACCCTAACACATTGAATGACTTCGATGCAGTTATCCAAAGATTAGATAAGCAAGGTGCGATTCAAGAGAATGCAATTTTCTTAAACCGTCAGTTTAGCTTTGATATTGACGATATGTTAGCAGCTCAAAGCGCAAGCGCTATGGGTGGTTCTAGCTTCGGATTGTTCGATAACGATAAGGATATGGCTTTAAACTTAGGTTTTTCTGGTTTCCGTAGAGGTTATGATTTCTACAAAACAGACTGGAAATACTTAAACGATGCTCAAACTCGTGGAGATTTAACAGCAGGTGCCATAAATGGAGTATTAGTTCCAGCAGGTTCAACTAATGTTTACGACCAAGTTTTAGGCAAAAATGCTAAACGCCCATTCTTACACGTTAGATATCGTAAGAGTGAAGTTGAAGATAGAAAATATAAATCATGGGTTACAGGTGGTGCAGGTGGTGCAACTACTAGCGATGTAGATAGCATGAAAGTTAATTTCTTATCTGAAAGAGCACTTTGCGTATTAGGAGCTAATAACTTCTTTATCTTTAAAAACTAATAAATAACAAATAATGAGTGGCAGGTAATTCTGTCACTCATTATTAAATTAAATTAAATAAAATGAAATCGACAAAAAAAACACAAGTAGGGAAAGACAAAACTTATGTATTGACAGGCAATAGCTCGCCAATATGTTTCATGTTACAATCAAAAAATAGTAGGAGTTCTCCGTTGCTATACTTCGATGAAGAGACTAATGAAAACAGAGCATTAAGATATGCTAAAAATCAGAAGAGTCCATTTGAAGATGAGCAAGACGGGAACGCAATATTAGAGCATGTAATGTTTGAAGACGGTTCGCTTCATGTTCCATACACAAACCCAACACTACAAAAGTTCTTAGACATCCATCCAGCCAACGGTTCCTTATTTAAAGAGTTAGACCACGAAGCTATAGCAAAGGATGAAAAAGATGCTTTATTAAAAGAGATAGATGCATTGGTAACAGCTAAGGGGTTAGAGGTATCGGTTGCAGAGTCTGTTTTAAGGGTGTATGCTGGGGCAAATGTAGACAGCATGACTACGAGTGAAATAAAAAGGGACATATTGATATACGCAAAGAAAAGCCCTAGAGAGTTCTTAGAAGCCTTAGAAGACCCAACGCTAACATTAGACAATACTGTAGCTAGGTCGTTCACTGAAGGCATATTTATAACAAAAAACAATGGTAGAGATATCTATTACAACTTAGAAAACAACAAGTTGAAGTTACTGACAATACCTTCTGGAGAGACAGCAGAGCAAGCATTAAGTGCGTTCTTCTTAACTACAAAGGGACTTGAGGTAATGAAGATGGTTGAAAGTAAGTTGAATTAATTATCTTTGCGAATAATTTAACAATTTTAAAAAAAATAAAAAAAAATGAAAAGATTAATTAGTTTTCCTATCGGTACAGCAGGAAATAAAGTGATTGTCGGGGTAGATAATATTGCAACAATTACATTCCCTACAACATCTACAATGTTTATATTCTATGTTGGTAGTGCTACCTTAAAAACAACTATTACGTTTACAACAGCTGACGCAACTTATGCGTCTCATAATGCTGTAGTAAAAGCAATTAGTGATGCTTTTGCTATTGGTGCATTTAGTAAAGATAACTTTGCAGTTTATGAACTTCCTACGTTACCTATAGTAAGTGGTACAACGCAGCAGGTTCTTACTTCTGTAGCTTACGCTTAATAGTAACACAACAAATTTAAAAAAAAATCGCATAATCTTTATGCGATTTTTTTTTATTATCTTTGCTGTCTATGATTGATAAAGTTAGACAGTCCGTATTGTATATCCTAAACAAGGATAACAACGGGTATATTACTCCACAGGAGTTCAATCAATATGCAGGCATGGCACAATTGGATATTTTTAATAAATATTTTGTTGACTATGAAGAAGCAAAACAGCTATTAAAGAATGGTAAAGCAAGCGATAATTATGCTGATACTGTTAGAAAAATAGAGTATAACATAAATGTTTTTTTAGAAAATATATTAATAAGCAAAGAATCAGATACAGCTACAGCGATTGCCGCAATAAATGCAGGCACAATATCAAGTATAGCTTTAACAAATAGTGGTGGAGGTTATTCTTTAGCTCCAAATGTATTTATCGGTAGCTCTGGTTCAGTAGCGTTTGCTGCAAATACGAGTGTTGTAAAGGGTGCAATGCTATCTAGTGGAACGAATTTTTTCATCGTAATTACAGCAGGAACTACAGGAGCCAATATCACAAGTTTTGATAAGAATAATAACTTTACAAATGGTTCAGCAGTATTAAAGTATGTAACAGTTTCAAATGGAGCTGGTTCAGGAGCGTTAGCAACTGCAAGTATTGATACAAAAGGAAATATTTCAAATATTATAATAACAAATGCTGGTTCTGGTTACACATCAGTGCCTACAGTTATTATTGCATCAAAGAGTGCAGGGAAGGGGTATGCATTACCTTCTGACTGGTTCTTTATTGACAACCTATTTATAGGTAATAATGAAATTCAAAAGGTTAGTCCTAGAGAGTTAGCTCTATTGTTAAAGTCTCCAAGTGTTTATCCATCTACTGAGTTCCCAGTGTATAACCAGAAGGCATCCTTAGTGGAGGTTTACCCTAGTTCTATAGTATCCGACATAGAGTTAAACTACATTAGATATCCAAAGTATCCAAACTGGACTTACACCTCTATTGCAAATGGAGAACCTATATATAATCCATCTATTTCAGGGTTCCAAGATTTTGAATTATACGATGAAGAGTTTCCTAAGTTGGTTGCAATTATATTGCAGTATGCAGGTGTTCAAATAAGAGAGACACAGGTCGTACAACTAGAAGCGCAGCGTGAAGCAATGTTAAACAAAAAATAAAAAAAATGCAAGATTCAGTATATTATGGAGATAGTTCAAATTTTGGGAGCTATCAATACCTACCACTAACCGAAATAGTTTCTAATTTCCTGTTGCAAAGTACAGGAGATAACTTCATTATTAATAATACGAGCAGATTTAGCGTAGTATTTTGTGCGAAGAGAGGGATACAAGAGTTACACTATGATGCAGCAAAAGAAACATTGTCATTTGAGGGGGAGGTATCTTCTTCATTAAAAATGGTTATGCCATCTGATTTTGTAAATTATATAAAGGTTTATAGAGAAGTAAATGGTAATCTAATCCAGCTTGAAGAGTCTAATTCAGTGATAAGCGCTAGAGCAATGCTGAGGGACTCTAAGGGTGATACAATTTACGACTCAAACGGTAACGCTGTTTTAGTAGACAGCGACTTAGACTTAGCTAGGATTAATGGTGACGCTCAACAGATGTCTCCAGAAGGGTATTTAGGGTGGTTCATTAATAATGAGTGGTATTACCCATACAACTATCCTTTGCTTGGCATTGACATGGCTAAGATTGACTTTAACCCTACATTTAGACTAGACAAAAAAGCTGGAGTAATTAATTTCTCTAGTGGCATGTCTGGAGAAAAGGTAGTGATAGAATACTTTAGCGATGGGATGAAGGCAGACGATGCAGACATAATGATACATAAAATGGCAGAGGAGTATCTGTACATGTATATCAAGTGGGCATTGTTAAATGGAAAGAGCGGTATTCCTGAGTATGTTGTGAATAGAGCTAGAAGAGACAAGATGGCTGCATTAAGAAACACTAAAATAAGATTAGGTAACAATAGCCCTAGTAAGCTGAAAAAAGCTTTAAGAGGTGCTTTAAATTGGATAAAGTAATATGAACACAGTAAATACATTTACAGGAGCAAGAATGAACAAGGATATTGACGCTAGGTTAATTCCTTCAACAGAGTATATAGATGCACTGAATGTAGATGTTATAAATTCTACTGATGGTAATAAGAATGGAGTTTTACGAAATTCAAAAGGTAACAGAAGGCTAGAAACGCCAATTGGCACAACGATAGATGTAAAAACAGTGGCAGGTGCAGCATTGACAAACCCTGTAGTAATAGGAGTTTGTAAGTATGAGCCGAATAATGCTATTTATTGGCTCATAGCCTCCGATACAGAGGATATAATTGTTGAGTACATAGACAGACCAGATACAGTAAGCGCTGTAACAGCTGGCCTTTATGGCGTTGTTGGAGATATGACTGTGATACTTCGTGCCGCCAAGGCTTCCCCTACGACAGCTAGCTTATTGGGGTTTAATAAGAACTACTTAATATCAGGTATAAACTACTTTAATGGGTTCCTATTATGGACAGATAACCTATCTGCACCAAAAATGGTAAACATTGCAGACGCTAAAAACTGGACTGCAACAAACTTTTCTTGGAACATAGATGACATTATTGTTATTGTCAAGCCTCCTGTAAGTGCGCCTTCATTATTTTTAAAGAATGATACAAATATAAAAACTAATACAAAGAATAAGTTCTTGTATTTTTCTTATAGATACAAATATGCAAATAGCCGATGGAGTTCTATGGCACCATTTAGCAAGGTTGGGTTCTTCCCATCTGCATTTGCTTACGACCAAAATTCAGAAGCTAATGTTGGGATGCAGAATATATACAACTCTGTTGATATAACGGTAAATACTGGCAGTAGACAAGTAACTGATATACAGATATTGTTTAGAGATACGTCATCAAACAATGTTTATATAATTGAGACGATAAATAAAGCTCATCCAATACTACAGACAGGTACTATTGCAGACAATACTACGTTTACATACAAGTCTTTTGATAATAATAAAATATATACTGCACTACCAAGCAGACAACTTACTAGACTATTTGATAATGTTCCGATAAAAGCATTAGCACAAGACATTATAGGTGGCAGATTGATTTATGGTAACTACACTCAATTCTATGACCTAAAAACAGATTTTAATAGTTTAGTGTTACCTAACTACACTGTATCTATAAACTCTACCACTATAGCAACTGCCGCTCCTCCTGAACCAAGCTTGAAAACAGGTAGAGATTACGAAATAGGACTAATGTATTTAGATGACTATGGGCGCATGAGCACTGTCTTAACATCGCCAAAGAATACAATCCATTTGCCATATAGTAAGGCTGGGAATAAAAACTCATTAATTCTTGATATAGCACATTTCCCTCCGAAATGGGCTACTAAATATAGAGTTGCAATTAAGCAGTCTAAAGACTCGTACTATAACATATACCCAAGCGTAGCATATAATGTGGGGACTGGCACTTGGTTTAAAATAAGCAGCAGCGATGTAAACAAAGTCGCAGTAGGGGACTACGTTGTTATAAAAACATTGTATACTGGAGTTAGTGGAGATAGCAAGGAATATAAAGTACTAGAAATAGCTTCAAAAAATGCAGGAGATATAGTAAGTGGTAGTCTTGCAGGCACATACTTAAAGTTAAATTACACGCAATCGATAACAGCTGCTAATTTGTATAGCTTCACTAATACTGGATTTATGTTCAATAGCATGAGTCCATCTGCCACATCAGGTAATAATCAAGTTGGGTCTTCGTGGATTGTACCTTATACTAAGCCAAGTATGGACTATTCGCCATGTGTGCTATATAGAGCTAATGGCACATCGTTTAAAGGAGCTTCAAGTGGAGCTGTATATTCAAAGATAAATTCTCCATCTAAAGATATAAGATATATAATAGAATATATTGGCATAGTTGGGGCATATCATTGTTTAAATTATAGGGAGTTCCCAAGTCAAATAAATATAAATTCAACTCCAATACAATTTAGACATGTTTCAACAGGTAGTCCTGTAGCTGTTTCTTTACTTTCATCATTCATGTCTGGAACAGTAGGCCAATTATATATCGTTCCAACACACCAATTGCAAGTTGGTGACTCTTGGAGGATTAATGTATACTCATTGTTCTTAGGAACAACTATTGGAGGGAATGGTATTAATAGACTAGCATCTGTAGTAAAAACAGACCCAGTAAAACAAGAAATAACAGGAGGTACTTTAATAGAGTTCCCATTTTTCACTGACGGTACTACAGCATCAAATAGTTTAGTTTCCACTCCTCCACAATCTTTTATAGCTACTAAAACGTATGTAGATATTCAAGAGTGGTTTTGGGAAGATGGAGCATATTTAACATTTAATCATTTATATCTAAATAATGTATCATTAGGATATAAAAATGTATTTTTTAGGAATGCATATCCTAATATAAATAATTTCATTTTCCCAATAGACGCAAATCAAATATGGGCAGCTTCAGGGGCAACTTCAAATACAAATGTATTTATGATAGTAAGCAGTGGTGGCGCTGGGACATTTTCAGCTTCAGTAAATGGCTCGATGCAAATTAGTGTTAAATTAACATACCAAAAAAATGTGTTATGCTTAGAAACCGCACCAAAAGATACTGATAGCAAAATATTCCATGAGTGTAGTGAAGATTTTCAAATATATCAAAGCGGATACAACAGATGCCACACAGGGGATATTCAGAACCAAACAGCAATACAACACGCTCAGTTAACACTCCCTTGGACATTTAATTGCTTTGCTTTTGATAATGGAGTTGAGTCAAACAGAATTAGAGACGACTTTAATGCACCGACTATGGAGTGGTCTACTAGGGTAAACGCTGTGTCTGAAGACTATGGTCAGCAGATACAGTCTGAGAGCTTAACCTATAGTGGTGTGTACAGAGCTGATAGTAATGTAAACAACTTGAATGAGTTTAATTTATCTATTGGTAACTTTAAAAACCTAGAGAAATCATTCGGCTCCATCCAGAAAATTAAATCAAGAGATAATGATTTGATTGTAATACATGAAGACAAAATAACAAAGGTATTGTTTGGTAAAAACTTATTAAGCGACTCAACAGGCGGTGGCACCGTATCTTCAGTTCCAGAAGTTTTAGGGACACAAATATCATACGAAGGTAACTACGGTATAAGCAGAGACCCAATGACGTTTAGTGAGTATGCTGGGGACATGTGGTTTAGTGACGTTCAGAGAGGCGTATTATTAAGACTAAACAATCAAGGGTTATTCCCAATAAGCAAAAATGGTATGCAATCATTTTTTAATACTAGATTTGCTGCTGATTTCTCTACCAAGAAGATTGGTGCATTTGACCCAGTAAACAAGAGGTATATGTATACAGATACATCTGTAAAGATAACTAAGCAACCAAACACTATAATCATTAATTCACCTGTAGTTGACGCTATGGGTAGTTCATTAGGAGGCTTTTTGAACAACCCAATACTTTCGTCTTCAAACAACAACCCAATACCATAATGAGTAAGATAATATTAGACACCGATGTATCATGGAAAATAGACGCTAGCGAAAAGTGGGTGGAACAACTGCCAATAGAAGGTACAGGTTATTTTGAGTATACTCCAGTTTTTGAAGATAATGAAGGAGCCGCCAGATATACTGATATAACTATAACGTACTACACTCCAACACCCACAATTGAGGTTATCCCAGTTATGCAAACGGGGGTAGGCGGATATCGTAATGCTAAAATATTTGTAGTAGGGTTAGAAGAGGATAGCGAACTACCTGTAAGAATAAAAACAACTGTTGGAGAGTATGAAAATACATTCTCTCCAAAATGTAATACAGAATTAGATATTAGTGGGTTCATGGGCAGCCAGACAATCCCATCAAGCGGTGAAAACCTTACAATAACAATATATTATGCGGGGGATGAGAGTGGCGGATATAAACCATTCCTCAATCAATTAAATTCAGTATGGTTTTTAGAAGCGAATGGAATATGTAATGATTATATAAGTGTACTAGAAGGAGGTGCAACTGCTGTAACATTAACGGATAATGGTATAGATGGATATTATGGAGATGCCTCATTCAATGCAGGATATAACTATGCATACTTTGTTTTAGACTATAGAAACATAATAGCTGATTCAACTTTGAATATAGACAATTTAAGTACATCACTTGTTACTAACTTTAGACTAGGACAAGACAATGGTGGCGCTGTAGTGTTCAGTATGGTAGAAATAGACTCGTTTACAGCTTCATCTGTCAAAGAGCTTACTTACGATGGGCAACAGGTATTCAAGGAAGAGAGTGATTTGGATAATGTAATTATACTTACCAATATAAACAAAGAAAATCCTTATTCAGTGTTATCGTTAAGCCCTCCAACACCAGAGGACTCGTTTAGCGTATGGACTCCTAGGATAGTATTAAATACATATCCATGTAATTCGGTTACAATAAGTGCTGTAAAAAGAGACTACTACTACGATTGTTTACCTGATACGCCAGTAAATAGTTATCGTCATACAAATTATTATTCAGCAACTCCAGATGTAGGAACGCAGTTGCTGAACAGTACAACATATGAGACAGTAATATTTACAGCAGGTTGGTATAGAAACTCAACATATGCATTTAACCTAAACTCAGCAGGGGTTGTTATAGAAAGAAGACTACTAGCTTGTTCAGAGGCTGGAATCCCTTCATTAACATCAGAAACTTTTACTATAGAAAAAGGAAGCGATGTTGAGTTTAAGATAGTGGCAACAAATAATCCATATAAATATAGGATAACAAGCGTATATACAGATGTGTCTGTATTAGGTGGAACGACAGGTGGAAGTTGGAGTTATACAAATACAGATGGAGTTACTAGTATAGTTAGTGTAGGTATAGGTGAGACTACTATCGTTGCTGGGAACTACAGTACGTTTACAAACATTAGAGGAACTGGGTCAACGATAGTAAACGGTGGCCAAGCAGCATTAGATGGGATATTTGTAACAGATGACGGAGTAATAAAAATAGGCTCAGATGTAGGAGGTACATTTAGTGTTGTTGTGGTTGCAACAAACTGCGTAGGGACTAGTGCAAATAAGACATTTACGTTTGTTGTTAAAAACCCTAGTTTACTATATAAGTTTGCAATAAATTTTGCTACTCCAAAATGTAGTAGCAGTTTAGCATGTGCAATACATCCTACCATCCCAACAACTACACTGTGGTTCGATGGGTTGGCTCCATGTACTTATCCAGTAAAAAATAGTTATATATACACAGATAGCGATGGACTTATTCCTTTTAATGGGGGGTACTTGTGGTATTATTTAGCAAATAATTATTCTATCTTAATAGATAGCACAGGATGTGTTGTTGACATAGTTAATTGTGCAGTTTAAATTTATAGTATCTTTGTAAAATGGCATATACAGTAGCATATCAGCCCTCGGTAGATGGGTTTACTTCATTCTATAGCGGCATACCAGAGATGATGATAGGGATGAACAACTATTTCTATACGTTTAAGAACGGCCAAATATGGAAAGAGTATATGGGCATAAGGGGAAACTATTATGGAACTCAGTACGGAAGCTCTATCAGAATATCACAAAACAATTCACCAAACGAGGTGAAGATTTTTAAGACCGTATCGTTTACTGGTGACATCACAGAGGGCGAAATATCGTCATCACTAATGACAGCGTATCTTGGAGACAGAACATACACAGGGTCTATCTCTGCAAATGAGTTTGTGAACAAAGAAGGTGAGCTATTTTGTAGTATTAGAAATAACTCTGAAGGCACAGCAGAAACTGGGTCAACAATGATTGACAAGGGTATTGGTGTATTGGCTGCAATAAAGGCAACAAACTCATACGAGGTTATTACCAATGAGTCGCTTACCATTGCCACTGGCATCAACTCTACCTCTGGAACCACACTGTTTTACTATAGCGGCACAACGCTTAATGTCATAGGGTATATATCTAGCATGGAAAAAACGAATAGTGGTTATATCATAAAAACCTATGCATCTGCATTAACCCCAACGGTAGGAAGCATTATCGGAACACGGGTAAGTTCAAAGATTGAAAGCTATGGACTTAGAGGCAACTACAATATATTAGATATAAATATCAACTCCACAAATGCAGTGGAATTATTTTCTGTTCAGGCAAATATAATCAAATCTTTTCCTTAAATTTGCATGAATGTACTCCAGAAAATTACAGCTTGAAGATTACGAGGTGTTGGTTAAATGGTGGAAAGAGTGGGGATGGACAGTAGCGCCATCTCTTGAAATGCTTCCTCCGTTAAACACACATGGCGTAATGATATGTGACGAGGATGGCTGTATCTGTGCAGGGTTTGTTTATGAAACTAATTCAGCGTTTTGTTGGTTTACATTTCCTATATCAGACCCATCAATCAGAGGGTTTAGAAGAAAGAGCGGAGTACGTCATTTAATAATAGCCTGCGAAGAATTAGCTAGAGAACTAGGATTTGCTTATATTTACAGTAGTATTAGAAATCCAAATATGATAACACTACAAAAACAGCTAGGGTTCTCAGAAGGCGGAATAAATCACACAGAATTAATAAAAAAAATAAACTAAAATGGGAGTAGAAGTAGCATTAGGTGTCGCTGGACTTGGATTAAGTGCAATACAAGGAGTCGCTGGATTAGTCCAAGAAAAAAAGGCTAGACAAGCCGCAGAGGCAGCATATAATAACTTAAAGAATATGCCGAAACAAGCCAACGCTATGAATGCAGTTGGCGTTCCTGTAAACATGTACGACCAAGCACAGGCTAACATTAACCAGCAATCAGCGAACATGATAGATGCCGCTAGAGAGTCTGGGGCTGCTGCTGTGTTGGGTAGTGCTGGAACCATTCAGGGAGGTATAAAAAATGCTGAGATGGACTTAGCAACCAGAAAGGCACAAGATGCGCTTAATTTAAGCTTAGAGAAGCAAAAGACTCAGCAACAAATAGATAGCGATTATTATAATTTCCAAAGACAGCTAGAGGCTTCTCAAATGGAAGGTGCTCAAACAGCCGCAGCACAGGGAGCTACTCAGTTCCAGCAAGCTCTTGGTGGAGCTGCTCAAAACTTAACGTCTTTAGGCGTTGCTTCATATACTGGTAAAGGTAAAAAGGGTGGCGGTAAAAAAGGTAAGGCTACAATAGAAGGACAATAATATGACATACGCAGGATATAAACCAAATGAAACAGCAAGTCTAGGGGCAATAACTGCAACTGGTATAGACGCTATTACTAAAATAAACTTAGAAAGAGAAAAGTTAGATGCAGCAAGACAGGTTAAGAAAGATGCCTTAGCAGCCAAAGCTGCTCAGGATAAGGAAAAGCAAGCCGCAAAAGAAGCAGCTGAATTAGAGAAAGAGAAAAACTCTACTAAAGAGAAACTTTCTAAAAATGAGGGGAAAACCCCATTTACCATAAACTTACAAGCAAATATGGGGGAAGTTGGGGTAAAAAATATAGACTTAGACCCATCTTCACAGAATGCACTAATTGGTCAGTCAAGCACATACCATGCGCTTCTTGGGAACCAAGACGCAACCACAACAAAATTAGCAGAAAATAAAAATCCTTCCATGCAGGCAACTTGGAGATATGGAAGAACTATTGGCGATTTTCAGAAACAAACAGTAAGTACAATCGTTGAAGGGAAAGGTAACGATGCTAAGTTTATTTTCAAGAACGAGAAAGGAGAAACTGTATCAATGGATGGACTTGGGTCAATAATGATTAATGTATCAAATACAATGCCTAACTTAGATGAGGATTATAATAATTGGTATGCACAAATAGGTGAACAGCAAAAAGAAGTAGGCAGAACGAGTAAGCTTGATGTAGGAGCCCAAAATAACTTTACTACTAAAAAAGATGAAATTAAGAGTTTAATCCTTGCCGACAGAGAGAAGCTTGGAGATAGATATTATTTAGTATCTCAAAAACTAGGAAAGACTCCAATATTCTATAGTGAAGGCGATGACCAAGAAGCATTGAGGGTAAAAAGTGGGGCAGTTAATCCTGAATATATAAAAATGGTAACAACCCAAAACGGTGAGACCTATGCTGAATTAACTCAAACCCAAAAAGATGCAATGAAAAAAGATGTAGATGACGAGCTTGGTATAAGAGTTAAAAAGAGTCAGCATACACGACCAGAGGGCGGAGGTAATATAACTATTACACAACAGATTGGAGAGGCTAAAACTAAAGAGGCAGGGAAATATTATGATAAGGTAATAAAAGGAAATAATCCTACAGAGGCGCAATTTGTTAGGGGAGCACAAGCAGCTGGGAATATATTAGCAGGGACTACTGCTCCATACTATGACCCTATTACAAAAACAACTAAGGACACTCCAGTATATCAAAATGATGGTAAAGGGAATATAAAGATACTATATGAAGATAAATATGGTAATATAGTACAATATAAATCAAACCCAAGTATGACTAAAGAGGAGCTAGTAGCAGACTTAGAACAATTTTATTCTTTTAGTAAAGTAAAGAGTGGGGCAGAAGCTGTTGCTACAACTCAAGCAGTAACAGGTAAAAAATAAATAAAACAAACAATAAATAATGGAATTACAAGACGGAAACAGCGCCCCTAAAGGGAGCACAAAGCACAACGAAAGTGATGTATTACTTTACAATAAGTTGACATCTGAGTTGCCAGATTTAAAAATAGCACCTGTAAAGAATGCAGATGAAATAGATGATAATAATTTTAGCTTCTTACAGTATAAGAAAGCTAAGTCTAATTTTGCTGACATGCCTGATGTGGCATTACCTACAGACATAACTCCAGCACACATGGCTGTAGTTGCTAAGGCAGCAGGCATTAGTTATTTTAATAATTTAGTTGATAATGTAAAGGATGATAAAGATGTTAAAAAAAGAGGCTTTAAGAAATTAACATATACTGATGTTATTAATCCAGATGACGAAAGTTATTTAGAACAAAAAAATGCAGATATAATAAGCGAAAAGGCTACTAAATTAGGGAAGTCAGTAGGGATTGACTATATGGAAGCTATACCTACTGCTGGTACCCAACAAAAAAATCCTTTAGCATATACTAATTATGGTCAATTAAATCAAATAAATGAACGACTTACTGAAAAAGCTAATAATAAAAATTTAGCAATTGTAAATTCTAAGATAAAAAAAATAAATGCATCTCTTCCTAAAGAGGAAAGGATGCAAGAATTGACTTCTTTTAAAGAGTATGAATCTCAAGAACCTATAATAAAAGAAAAAGCTAAAAGAGCAGATTTATTAAATACTAAAAAGAGTAATGATATATTTTTAAAAGGAGTAAATGAGGCTGCTAAAAAAAGTGGTATACGTCAGTTCGTAGATATTGCAGATTATAATAAAAACTATGAGCCAGAAACACTAAAAAATATAAATAAGGAAGCAAAGGAAAATGGTACTCGTGAATATACATCGCTTGAAGATTATAACAAAAATTTCGAGAAAGAAACACTAAAGAGTATAAATGATAAAGCGAAGAAAAATGGCACTCGTGAATATACGTCACTTGAAGAATACAACAAAAGTGTATCGGTAAAAATAGCACCTAAAAAAATTGTTTATTCTAGGGAAGAACAGAAAAAACAAATAGTAAAAGCTGGTAAAGCTTCTGGTACTATCCCAAAATGGGTATCTGATGAAGATGCAGTAAAAATGCTATCAAAATATGAGGGCAACTTTACCCCTGCTCAGGTTGCTGGTGTCGCACAAACTGCAAGAACATTTAATGAAAATATAACAAAAAAAGAAGCAGCTAGGAAACTAACAAAGCCAGTACCTAGTTTAAGTGAAACACTACAATTTGGTTTTGCTTCAGTTAATCCTATTAACATAAAAGCTCCAATCCCACCTGCCCAAACAATCGCCCCTAAGCGTGTATATTCTGAGGAAGATGTAAATATGGCATTTCTTGAATCGGGGAGATTGTCTGGGGTTATCCCAAAAGGATTATCTAATAAAGATGCATTAAAATTAATAGCAGAAAAAAGACTCCAACTTGACCCAAAAACAAAAGATATTATTTCTGAAGCAGTAGTAACATCAAAGGAAAAAAGAAAAGAGATAGCTACTGCTTCACATGAAGAAATATTAAATAATGCAGCATTTAGAACACAAGAGTTATTAAGTGCTGATACTCCAACTCAAAATCTTTATAAGCAAAGTAGAGAAGGTAAGGTTGCGGATATTATCAATAGAATACAAAGCGGCCTTCAAGGAGAGGTAGGCAATGAGACTGTTTCTGAAGCAGAGTGGAAATACCTAAAAGAAGTTGCTCCAAAAGCAGCAGAATCATTATGGAAAGAAATTAATCCTAATAATAGCAATAAATTAAGCGATGTAATTGCTGTCTATAAGGATAAAGAAAAAGCATATAAGGTTACATCGGCTAACTCTAGGGCAAAGTCAATATTTGCAGCATTGCCTCAAGATTGGCTTGATGAGAATGGACAAATATCTGATGCCAGCTTATTAGAGAAGCATAAAGAATTTAATGACAACTATGCTCAATCTCTTATTGCTTTGGAAGAAAAGTATCCTATGCAATATGCTATGATTAAAACAGCAGATGGGATGCAGAATAGACCAATAGGTAGAGGCTATGAGTATGCGGCAGAAAAAAGAGAATTAGAAGATAAAAGAGCACAGGTAAATAACATTATTGCAGAAGCTAATGGGATAATGTTTGTTAGACAGGTTGATAAAACAACTGGTAAACAAAAAAATGCTTTGCTAAGTCCAGATGTAATAGGAGAAAAAATATTTAAATTGCAATCCCCTGACCTATATAAAGTATATGTAAAAGGTGGAAAGACAGACAGAGGTACAAAAGAAGAGATTAAAAGATTAGGCATTAATGCATTATATGCAAGTAATGATAAAAATGCCATTGAGTTAGCATCTGTAGATGAAAGAAAACTAAATGAAACAAGTTTAGATTTAGAAAATGATACATATAATAGGATAGGAGCAGAGGTTTACAAGCAAGGTAGTTGGGTAAAATATATTGGTACTCGTAGGAGAGATATAGATGAATTAGATAAGATAGTAGAACAATTGCCATACCAAAATAGAAAAATGTGGTATGGTAAATTAAGAGCGATTGAAGAGAGTCAAACATTCGGGACTAATATCCCAATGGGCGGTGCTCTAAATAGTGCAGTTTATGGGTTTGGTAAAACAGCAGCATCTACAGTAAATACATTATCTGGTGCAGTTGGATTCAGAACTGATAGCGATATAGCAAACGATGCTCTTGCTGGGCAAGATAATAAATATTCAGTTGTAGGAGAAACAAAAACAGCTCAAAAAATAAAATCACAATTAGAATATAAATTAAGTAATAAAGAACAGCTAACATATAGTGAATTACAGGATTTAGAAAATGCAAAAAATTTACTAGGCACTAAGACATTTACATCAAAATTCACAGATAAAGGATTTGAATTAATAGGACAAGTTACATTTCAAGGGCTTGTTGCAAGAGGGCTTGGTGGGTTGTCTGCTGGTGCATTAGGGGAGATAGGCTTGCTATCTGAAGCAGGATTGATATCTGAAGAAGCAGCAATTGTTGCTGGGTCTGGAGAATTTGGAACAGCGATGTCAGGAGCAACTACCATAGGTGAAATAGGTGTTAGTAAAACAACTCTTGATACTTTAGCAAATGCTTATGTAGCTTATGCTTCTAGTTTAGACCAAGCAAAACAAGAGGCAGTTTTATTAATGCCAGATAGCAAAGCAAAACAAGAAATATATGCAAATGTTGTAGGGTTATTAAATGCAGCAACGGCACATTTATTCCCAGAGCAAAAGTTATTTGACCCTTTAAAGAAAGAATTATCTGCAACTATTACAAATATTGTTAATGATTTATCTGCATCAAAGCTTAGCAAGGAAGCATTATCTGGTTACGTTAAAAAAGCATTATTAGCATCTAAGGCTTTTGGTATCGCAGTAATAAAAAATAACCAAAAAGAATCAGCTGAAGAGGTAGCAGGGCAAATAGGTACAAGTATTGCATTAGCAATATTAGCACCAGATAAATTTAACAACAAAGAAGAGTTTGATAAAGTTTTAGATACATACGTTCAAACTACAGTAGATGGTACTTTGTTATCACTATTTGCTGGAGGGAAAGAATATTTCTCTAACGTAGTAGGTATACCTTTATTGTCAAAAGTAGGTACAGATGAAAATGTATATAATAAAGTAATACAAGGTATTAATTCCCAAGTATCTAATAAAGAAATAAGTGAAGCAGAGGGAGAAGAAAAAAAATATATAGCTAATACGATTAGATATATATATAAAAAATCAATACCTAAAGTTGCTGAACTTTCACCTAATTTAAAAGAGAGAGACATACAGAAGTATGCAATAGTATTAGCAAATGAATATGTTGTTAGAAAAAAAATAGATACAGAAAAAGACCCTGTTATAAAAGCTAAATTAGAGGCTCAAGTAAAGGATAGTGAAGCTAAAAGAGAAGCTATAATAGATGAGAAACTAACAACTGTAAATAACTATGAATTAGTTACAATTGAGGAGGCAAATAAGATAGCAAAAGCTGAAGCAGATAATGGCCAAATAGTAATTACTAACGCAGATGGTACTGTAACAACAACACCTACTAAAACTATAGATGGTGTAGGTACTTATGAGTTTGATAATAAATTATATGTTCAAGATAAAGATGGTAATATAACCTATGAAAATGGTGTTATGGCACCAATAGCAGAGCAAGAAAAGGTTAAAAAAGAAGGATTATTTACTCCGCAGACAGCTACGACTAAAATAGCTGATATAAACAAGGAATTAGAAACATTAACCATTGGGCAGAACGAGACTAAAGAAGAAATAGATGCAAAGAATGCAAGGAAAGTTGAGTTGCAATCTGAACTTAAAACATTAGAGCAGGAGGTTGCTACTGATGCTATTGCTAAAAAAGCTGCTAAAAATGGCACTACAGTTGAATTTGAGACTAAGAAAGCTGATATAGAAAAAAGAAGAAAAGACGAGCTATCTACCAGCGATTATAAAAAGCAAGTAGGTCTAAATTTCAGTAATGGCAAGTATCAGATAAGTACATTTGATGGAGAAGAGGATAGTTTTTCTCAAGATGTAGAGCTTACAAAAGAAGAGAAAAATGAGTTAAGCAAAATAGATGCAGACTCAAAAGCTGATGGAGATAGCCCTAGCATAGTAGCTAGAAAGGCTGAATTATCTGAAAAAATTATAAATAGGTTGGGCATTTATGGTGTTACAGCTAAATCCACTGATGTAATTAATGCTAAATATGATAAAGAATTAGCTACACTAGAAACTTCTGTTAACCCTGCTGCCATATCTGCATTGAAAGAAGTAGAAGTATTAAGGACTGAAGAGCAAAAAGAACTTGATACTAAAATAGAAAATGCAGAGCAGTATAGAGTAAATGGTAAGGTAAATAGAACTAAGCTTACAAGCGATGCAGATAGAAAGGCGTTTGATGAGGTTTATGCTAAATATGATAAGTTAATTGCCCCATTATTAGAGAAGGCAAAACCTAAGATAAAAACAAAACTAGAGGCTTTACCAACAGGGACAAGAGCTTCTGATGGGGAAGCTGCTAGAAAGGTTCATGCACCTTTATTCTCAGCTGCAAAAAGAGCATTAAAAGTATTAAATCAATTATTCCCTAGTGTAGATATACATTTCCATGATAACAATGAAGATTTCCAAGAAGTTTTGAATGTTACAGCAGGAGGGAAGCCAGCTAGAACTACTCAAGGTAACTTTACATATTCAAAGGATGGTAAAACAATTCGTATTGATATAAATTTAGCTAGTGGGGCTACAACAGAAACGGTTGTACATGAAGCGGCACATGCTATACTATTCAAGGCATTTGGAGATACCCCAAGACTTTTTAAATACTTTAAAAATCAAGTAGCAAGAAATATTGGTTTTACTAAAAGCGCAAAATTAAAAAAGTTTATAAGGAACTATGAAGATATAGAAAAGCCTGAAGAGTACCTTGTACAATTAGGAGCCATTTTAAAAGATGGAGAGAATATAGAGCCTACTGTATTTAGACGTATAGCCGAAGCTATTAATAAGATAGTTTTTAAATATACAGGCGGCAAATTTAAACCGTTTGAAGATGTAAAGAAGAGTAACGATAAAGTTAGATATTTTGCTTCTTTAGTAAATGCCATTAAGACTGGTGATTTAGGCAGCATAGACATTAATTCACAGTCACAATTTAGGAGAAATCAAACGGGTGGTTCCAAGCAATCAAGAGGTGGTATTACTGCAACTGATATGAAGTCTATGACGGTTGCTGATAATGGCGATTTATTATTCTTTCATTATGGTGATATTAAGGGGTCTAAAATAGACGCAAGGAAAGGAACACCAAAAGCATATACAACCGACAAGCGTGTATATACAGCTAACTACTACTACACTAACGAGAGCGATAGAGAAGGAATGGTTGGCGGAAAAGTAAATGTTGTAAGAGTTCCAGCCGATAAAGTATATAATTTTAATAAAGATGTTTTAGGATTATTTGATGAGGCTAAGAAAAACTCAGAGGCTCATTCAAAAGGCCAAGCATTTTCTCCTAATAGACAAGCCGATTTTATTGCTCAATTAGCAGCTAAGAACGGTTTTGATATGGTTGTCGCCAAGTGGGGTAATGGGTACCGTGCTGAGTCTCCTAAGGCTCTTCCTATCGATGCAGCGTTGACCAAGCAGATGCGAACTAACGGAAGTTTATCAACTGCCGCTGTAGATGATAAATTAAACCAAGACATATACAATGCAGCTGCATCTAAAGCTAATGGCAATAGTGAGAAATACAGAAGCGCATTTTATGGGATAAAAGATATTACCGCTAAAGACATTATGGAGCATCCTATTTTGTCAAGAGGTATTCCTAAAAAGTTAGCAGATAAATATAATGGTGGGGAAATTAAATCTAAGCAAAGCTTAAAGGCTGGAGACAAGGTTAAAATAGAAGGGGTAAGTGTAACAATACCTAATGAAGCACAGCAGGATTTATTAAAACAAGAAAGAACTGCAAAGAGTTACTTTGATGAAAAGGTAAGGTTAATGGAACCTTCTCCATTGTCAAAAGAAGAGATTAAGTCTATTTTAAATAGAGATGATATAGCTATACTTACGGGAACAAACCCTGATGGGAATGCTGTTGCCGATAATACTAATAATCTATTAAATAAAAAAGCAGAGGATTGGCTTAAAAGAAATGGGTATACATACCATCAGGTTACTGGGAAGTACGGACAGACAGAGTCATCGTTTCTTGTAGAGGGGATGACAGGTAATGTAGCCTTAGAGTTTGCTAAAATATTCAAGCAAGACAGTGTCCTTCAATCTGAAGGGTTAATATATAGGGAAGGTACTATAGAAAAAAGAATCGCTGATGGTGATGCCTTTGGTCTTGATGTAACAGAGCCAGATGCTGACTATGTAAGCGCAATAAAGACCAAAACTGGTGAGGTTATAGGGTTTCAATTTGGTATCGACTTAGGTAACAAGGTGCAATATGAAATTAAATCTAAACAGTCTAAAACTGAGGATGCGTTGAAGATTAATAGCATTGAAGATACATACGAAAAATATCACGTAGCTCCTGAATCAGGACATACAAAAATAGATGTCACAGGAAGCGAGCCGATAAAAAAAGGAGAAACATTTGGAACGGTAACCTATTCTAATAAAGAAGAAGGAGATGTTGTAGTGGATTCTTTTTCTATTAATGATATTGATAAATTATCAAAATCGAGTTCAGGATTTATAACAACCGCAATAAACCTTGGAAGAGGATTTATTTATTCTAAACCATCCCCGAAGGAAATAACTGAACAATTATTCGTTAAGGGGAAAAAATACAAAACCCTTTCCGATGAAAACAAAGCAAAAGTAGATAAGGAAAGGGCAAAACAAACCACTAAGTTTAATTTGCCTTGGTCAAATAAAAAAGCAGGGAAAAACCTTTCTGACTATGTAGAGAGATACAGAGACAAGAGACCTAGCGAAAATAAAATAGCCGATGAATTATTTAAAAAGGGTATAGTTAAGGGAGTAAAATACAAAGAACTTTCTGTAGAAGACAAAGCAAAGGTAAGAGCCGAGAGGAAGGAACAAAGCAAGTCAATAAAGGTTGAACCAAAGCCATCCGATTATTACGATGTAGTTAAAAAGAAATCAAAGGATATAATAAATTCTTTTAAGGAAGAGGTGAAAAATAATCTTCGTGCGTTATATAATAATGTATCTGAAGATTTTAAAGAAACATCAAGACAGTGGTATGATGGAGCAAATAGATTAGCACAGGGTATATCAAAGTCATATGGAATATCCCTTGAGCAATCTGCTGGTATACTTGCCGCTTTAAGCCCTAAGAATAATTGGTTTAATAATATATCTGCTGCGGAGAGAGTTATACGTGCTTGGGCAGACCATCAAAACACTACTGTCACTAAAGAGATGGTTGCTCGTACTATTGCTTACATGGAACGCAATGGGGACGCTCCGTTTGCAAAAGATATCAGAGCTGCATTTGCTAAAACAAAAGGACGGTCAATATCTGAATTAACAAAGGAATATAAAAAAACAGGTGCCCCCGAGATGTTAGAAGCTATTGGCATCACGATGAGAATAATCGACCAATCTGAGTACAGCCCAACAGTTTATTCTGTGTCACCCGAAGGGTTTATTGATGGTAAGTATGGTGTGATTGGTTGGTCAGGTGGAGCAGCATTATCAAATGCGGTAAGTATGCTCATTGACCCAAGTATGAAAAACATAAGTTCAAGACTTGGTAATGGGAATAAAGTTCGTAACTTCTATGGGAACATCATAGACCCTCAGAACGCTGAATTTTTAACTGCTGACACTCATGCATTTGCGGCTGGACTAATGTTACCTTCATCCGCAAACGATGCTCAAGAATTTGGTATTTTTGATGGAGGAATGTCTGTGGAATATGCAATTTTTAAAGATGCATACACAGAAATTGCAAAAGAATTTGGTATCTTGCCAAGAGAATTACAATCAATAACATGGGAAGCTGTAAGAGGCAGTATTAATACCGACAATAGAACACCTTCTATGGTGAAGGACATAAATAAAATATCTGAAGAATTACTAAATAATGGAGAATCAAATGAAAACAGAACAAATGAAATACTCAAAAAATACCCAATCAAATTCTCAAAGGGAGAATGGTCTAACAAACGAGGAATCGTGGCTCAAGCAACAGTTCTTGGGGGCGATGAGGCTTTACAGCAAACAACCGACACAGGAAGAGGCACTACAGTACTTGGAAACTTACGAGGGCAAAATGCCAAAGTGGGTAGCAGAACTTCCACAGTAGGCAGTAATGAAATTAAATCTAAGCAGTCTAAAACTGAGGATGCTAAGTCTGCATACGAAACTAAACTTGAGGAGAACTTAGAACAGCTAAGAGATGCTTATGGCAATGCAAGAAAGGCTGATACTGGTGTAAGAAAAATAAAAGAAGATAGCCCTACAAGCGTAGGAAACTTTATAAAAAGATTAATCAACGGAGCAACGCCTGAAGCAGCTGCTGAAGCAAAAGCTAAGTTGGTAGAGATGCAGCGTAAGTATCGTAAAGAGAAAGCTGAAATGAGAGCAATGTTGCCAAGAGAAAGAGGGGTTAATTTTGTAATCGAAAAGATAAGCAGAGCAGTAAGGAATGGTGATATAACACAAGATGAAGCAGATTTAGCTATTGACCTTTTAAGAAAATCACCTAGTTTATTTGGCGACTTAGCTATTAGTATTACAAGTGGGAATAAAAAAGCTAATGGCGATGGTATTCAAGGGTGGTATCGTGCCGCAGATGAGTTAGTAAAAATATTCAAGAACCCTAAAGACCCACTAACGGTTACCCATGAACTACTTCACCACACAGAAAGATTTCTTCCACAAGAAGTAAGAGATGGAATTATAAAAGAATGGCATGCACAAGTACAAAGACAGGCCGCTGATATTGCTAGTAAGCTAAAAACAGAAACAGACACTGACACTAGACAGCAACTAACACAGGCATTGCTTTACTTAGGTCTAGCAGAAGCAAGACAGTTAGAGCCAGACTTTTTCAATGCCATGGCTATGGAGAACATAATGAAGAAGTACTTAGCTGACCATACAGACAGTAATGGTAACTTCAACAAAGGTCTTGGTGACTCTTGGTATCAATTATACAATCCTTCTGAATGGTGGGCGGTTAATGCAAGTAAAATTTTTAGCGATGCAAAAAATAAACCAGCGTTAAAAACTTGGACAGATAAAGCAAAGGCATTTTATAATTATTTAATTGACAGTATAAAGAAAGTATTTAAAGGCAATCCAATAGCTAACGTAGAGAAAGGTCTAAAAGCAATACTAGAAGGAAATACTCTTGAAAACATGGAAGGGAATATGCTTGCCGACTCAAAACAATCGTTAAACATTAAACAAAAAGAAAGTTTTGAAGAAAGAAATCAAATCAAATCTAAGCAATCAAGAGTATCTGATATCCTAAACGATACATTTAACCAAGAGGCTAAGAAGACAAAAATAGATAAACTAGACATAAAAGCATTAGCTAAGAAAGTTGTTGATATAGTTAAGTCTAGTAAACTATATACACAAACAGATGATATCGAAAGAGACAATGCAATTATTGACTTCTTAAAGAGTAAGGGTATTGTTCAGAAGAGGGTCATTGAGCCTAGAAATAAAAACATAATTTCTGTAAACGAAGTTACGGCATTAAAAGACCAGATAAGACTAGAGATAAAGGCTGCCAATGATGGAGCTAAGTCTATTGAAGACGCAGTTAAAAAAATTGGAGAAATAATAAAAGGTTTAGCTAAAGGGAAGAAGATATCTGTAACATCTGCAAAGGCGTTGATTAATAAGTTCAGCAACATGAACACGGCTAATAAAGACTCTGTAAAGAACGTGTTAGACTATGCCGAAAAGATATTCAACGATGCAGAGTACGCAGACAAGGTATCCCAAGTAAGGGCTTTAAATTCATTGATGAGGAGGGTTAAAAACAATGACAAGATACCTTCTCCAACTAGGTCAATAGGTGTTAGCTTTGCTAAAATAAACCCAGAGGCTGTGTCTGACATTGATGCACACTTAGAAGCCGCAAAGAAAATAAAGGATGCCTTAGTTGGGGTAATTGAAAATGGTTTAAGGTTAAGGAAGGCTATAGATGTAAAAGAGATGCTGAACTATCTTGACAAAGTTAGTGCAGAACAAGAAACCTATGACGAAAAAAATCCTACTGTAACTAGAGTCGTAGAGCAGCTAGATGAGAAAAAAGCTTTAGAGTACTTAGAAAATGAGCATGCTAGTTTATTACAGGTTGTAAAATCTATATACCCTAGTGCTGTTCTAACAGATGCTGAGTTAGCCCAACTGAAAAACTTCTTGAAGATACCTTTAAGCGACTTTGAGACTATGGAGGAGAAGATAGCGGCAGTAGAAGCACTTGACCACTTTGCAGTTAATGGTGATATGGGTAAGATACCATTCCTTTTAAACAACCAGCAGGTAAATGCAAATATCAAAAAAGGGGTAGAAGTAATATTGCCTAAACTTAAATCAGTTAGTCTAATGTGGTTTAGTGAACAGAAAGCTAAGATAAGAGGTTGGGTTTATAATAAATTCCTGTATGGTAATACTATTGATTATAATAAGGAACTAGCATACTTCATGAATCAATCTATTAGAAGAATAGATAATCTAATTGGTAATTTAAAAACTTATGAGGTATTTGACAATACGTTTAAGGCGATGGCTAGTGGGTATTCAAAATACATATTTAAAATAAAGTCAATGGATGCTGATGTTATTTTCCAAAAAGTATTAGCGTCATTCAGGGGTGATATGGAGAAAGCAGTGAAGCATTGCTATAAGATGACAATGTATAAATTACAATTAGAGTATGAATCTAACATTGGTAATAAGGAAGTAATACCTGCAATTAAACATCTTAACGAAACATTAAACTATGGAAATTTAACTGCAAAAGATAAAGCCAATTTAGAACAATTAATTAAAGATTTTTCTACAATAGATGCGACTACTGGGGAACAGAATATAGATACAACTAAAATATGGGATAGTTTTAATAAAGTAGAAAAACAAGCAGCTGTATCACTTGCTGAAAACTATGCAAAGCTAACCCCATACGCTCAGCATGTTGCGGTATCTCTTAGAAATGTTTCATTTAATCCAAGAGCAAATTACATGATGTTAAATGTCGTAAGTACTGGTCAATCTTTATCTGCTTTACCTCCAAGTGCTTCACAGGTTCTAACAGGTAGAGGGTCTACTGAAGCCCAGACTATTAACCCAAGAGACGGTAACCCTCATCCAATTTCTCTTGACCCGTATAATACATTCAATACTGCGAATAGAGATATTATGATGGACTATTGTTTATTAAATCCAATTAAAACTGTTGAGGCTATATTTGAGAAGTTAGTAGAAGATACAGCTGGGGATAAGCAAGCTAATGATGTTGCACTGTCACTAGCGTTTATATTTGACGAAATAACACAGTCTGTCATAAATAGAAGCATTGTAAATTCAGATAAGATAACAGATGGTATCATTAGTTATATAAAGAAAATAGGGGCTAGATATATGCTTTCTAGGCCAACAAAAGCCACAGGGGAGTTCTCTGGGAACTTATCGTATGCTATTACTAGGTATGGCGAAAATCTAATTGAAGGAATGAAAAATAATTCCCTTCAGAGAAACTTTAAGTTGACAACAGTAATGGAAGTATTAAACAGTTATAGTCTTGATAGATTGTATCCACATAAAGGTGAGTCTGGAGCATTCTTAGACCCTAATAGCTTTGATATAGATGTAAGAGATAAGAAGCACTTTATTGATGGATTTAGTAATGTTGCGCAAATAGCATATTATAATTCTTTATTGAAGGCACAAAAAGGCGGAGAGTCTATTTCTGATGCATTGATGTCAGTCCCAGATTTATCTATTGGTAGATTTGCTTGGGAAGGAACATTTAGATTAACATTTAAGAAAGAGACTGGATTGGATATCGATATGGATAAAATAGCAGCAAAAGATTATGATTATTTAGAGAAATATAAAGATGAATTAGAGAAAGCTACAACAGAAGCCGACAGAGTTGTTGCAGAGATTGCTAATACAAGAAACCCATTTGTAGGTATTGCTAAAGAGGGCGCTTGGAGAGGAAAGATGTCAGAAATATTAATAATTAATAACTATATGACATCATTTACAAAAACAGAAAATCAAAATGGTATTGATGCGGCTTATGCAGTAGCCTATGGTGGTAAAATAAGTAGAATTGATGGCATTAGAACAATAGCAGCAATACTAGTTCGTAGTGGGGTGTATAATGTTGTAAAATATAAAGCTCAGTTAGCTTTATTAGCTATAGGATATGGACTTCTTAATGCTGTAACGGGAGGTAGTGATTCTGAAGAAAGACGTAGAAGAAGAGCTAAAGGGATATTAAAATATAATACAGTTGAGAATCCTAAAATTCAAGGAAGTATTACAGGCATAAAGGATGCTATTACTATGGGTAACGCTATACAAACATACGATAGTGCATGGTTAAAAAAGGCAAATCAATATGTAGCTCCAGAAGAATCAGCTTCACATTCATTTATGAAAGGCATGGCTCAGGCAGGAGCAGGTATTATATTAGGAAGAAGTTCTGGAGGATTTTATAATAGCTTAGTTACTGCTCCACTTGTTGAATACGCTAATGAAAAGTATATACATCCAGCAATATCATCTGACCCTTACAATAAGTATAGAGATGGTATAATGTACTCAAAAGTATATGACCCTAATAGACAAGACCCAGAACTTAATTTTATAGTAGATAACTCTGGAGCATTTCAGCCATTCATGAGAGCCTCAATATCAGCAGTAAGAACTTTTTATGATAGGTATGGTAGTGAGCTTGCTAAAGTTGAGAAGAAAATAGAAGACCACGAGAGGGGGGTATTGATGAGTAGAGAAGATGCATCAAGAGCTAAGTATGATGAATTGGTTAAAAGAAGAGATGCCTTGAAAGAAAAAGAAAAATCAATGAAAAGCATGACTTTGAAAAATATAATTGTCGGTGTAGGTACATCAACTGGAATATTACCAGCTGGGAAAGATATTGATTTTGTTGGAGATAAGATTCTTAAAGATGAATCAGTGCCGAAAGATTGGAATGAAATAGTAGAGAAGTTTAAGGAGTCACGAAACTATGATGAGGGGACAATGAATCGTAGAAATAGAAACTACAAAGACATGGTTCTCCCAGAAGTATATCAAAAACATGTATCACAAGGATACCCAATACCAGCGAAGAAGCCTTAGGGTTTCTTTGCTTGGTACCTCTCTGATAGTATGGATAGTTTCTTTTGTAGGATAGATATCGACTTCAGCAATGCCTTGTCGTCTAGGTCTGCCAGTGACTCGTATATGCAGTCAGTGCTTGCGTTAATCTCTGCCATCTCTGCGTTTACCCAGTTGATAAATTTGTCCATGTGTTTATTCATACTACAAAATTATCTCTTTATTGTAAATGTTAGCATATCCTTTTGGTAAAATTATGTTATTAAGCTTTATTACCTCTTTGAATAGATAGGCAAAGTATCTCCTATCATACGTCTTCCTTGACGTTCCAAATGGTGACAATAGGAATGTTATATGCGGATGTTTTTTAGCGAAAGAAATAAACCTTTTGATATGCTTCTTCACAATCATAGGGTGTAGTCTATGGAACCTATGGGTAGAGTATGTAGGTATGCCATATCCTCTACCTGATAGTTTGTTTATGGCACCGTATGCTACCCCGTATGATATCGCCTTCTTCCCTTGTGGGAGGTCGTGGTTCCCATCGTTGTCTGTCTCGAATACTAGCACCTCTGAGTTCTTTAGCCTGCGTATTTCTTTCGGTAGTATTCTGCTTGCTGGTATTATCATACCTCCCTACTGATTAAGTCTGATTTAAAAATATTTGTGGTAAGCGTGTTCCATAGTGGCTTATTAAAGTGTCTCAGGTTGATACATGCACCAATCGTGCTAAGGCTATCTATACCTACGATTACCATTGCCTTAAACAAGTCGTGACAATTATTCACGGCATCAATTAGGTTTACTTGCGATTGGCCATACTTATTAAACTTTAAATAGAATGTTTCTAAGACTGGCCTGAGTTGCTTTAGCTTTACCTTCAATTCTTTCTGAACCAATGGCTTGCCGAATACCGTAACCCTTTCGTCTCCCATTAAGTCTAGCGTTGCCTCTAGTGCTAACGCTTGGATGTATGCCAGCTGTAAAATCTTATCTCTGTTTGTTTCGTCAAACTGTGCCTCTGGTATCTCTACTTCTCTTAACATGTTGGAACTGGGTGTGGTGTTAGTGTTATACTTTTACTTCTTACCATTAAGTAAGAATTTATTTTTTCTTTAGCTGCAAAGTATAACGCAGACTCTGATGGCTGCATATCCCTAGTGCTGATAAAGTCATCCATAGTTTGAACTCCGTGTATAATACTTGAGTGGTGTCTTCCGCCTAGCATCATGCCAATAGTCGCAAGACTATCATTTGTATACTCCCTTGAAAGTTTCATCATCGCAAATCTAGGGTATATTATTTCTTGTTTCCTAGATGAGCCGACTATTTTCTCTATTGGCTCGTTAGATAGTTCGCTAACTATCTCTAATATTTTTTCTGATGTTATCATAATTTTGTCAAGTTATATTTTTACTTTTTTAATTATTTTGTCAAGTTGATTGTAATTAGTTGATAATGTTAGCATAATAGTTTGGTTTTGTTTCGGCAATAAAGTAGTTAGCAGAAATGCCTTGCTGCTCGTTTTTAATTGAAGTTCCGTGAAGGAAAAACAAAAAGAAAAAAGCCACCA